AATTCAAACAGAACTTTGAACTGATGTTAGAAAAATTAAAACAATATGAATCAGACGGTACAAGCACTTCTGCTACTACCGCTGTTCAAAATAATGCAACAAACAACAATCCACATATGGAAGGAGAAAATAAAATGGATTTAACTAAATTTACTACTCTTCTTTCAGATATTAAGTATGGTGATGGCTGTATTAAATATTCTCTTTTAGGTGCAGACGAAAATTCTATTTTTGTTGTTGATAGAGAAGATGGATACAGGGTTTATTCTGTTGGCTATGCCGAAGTAGATAACAATATTGTTATTAACTGGAACGAGAAAACAGAGGGTAATATTGCTTATGCTGAAAAACCTGAAAATGAAGAAAAATCTAATATGTCAGTATTTTATGATGAAATGAATGAAAAACTGACAGATAAGATTAAAGCAGAATACGAAGTAAAATTAGAGGAAAAAGTAAATGCTATTTCCGCTGACGCTGAATCAAGGTTATCTGAAATGAAAACAAATTATGAAGATTTGCAGAATTCATATACTGTTGCGAAAGAAAAACTTGATAAGTTTGAAGCAATTGAAGCTGAAAAAGCTAAAGAAGCACATATCAATGCTGTTAATGAAACTTTGGAGCGATTTGAAAAGAAAATCGGTAAGACTCCAGAGTTTATTTATTATAAGGCAAAAGTTGATTATGAAAAAGTTGATATTGAAGCAATGGAGAAGGAACTTACTCTCATGACTGGCGATCTTCTAATGAACCAGAAGGGTTCTTCTAAAACATTTTCTTATAACCCAACTTCAACGAATGTAAAAACTGTAACAAATAATGAAACTTCAAGTAGATACGGTAATTTACTTGATGGATATATGGATTAAGGAGGAATAAAAAATATGGCAAAACATGGTATTGCTGAGTCAACTAAATTATATGGTTGTATGAATGTTAGTTTTGTATCTACTGAAGATGTAGATAATGGTTCTATTGTTGCAAATGGTGGTCTGGCTACTGGTTATACAGATGTATATACTGCTTCTAAGCCAGCTAAGACAGACAAGGTTTATATCGTAATCAATTCTGTATATGGTTATGATGAGAGACTTGCTGAAGAAAAGAATGAAGATAATTATACGAATGAAGCAGGTCATATTTTCAGGACTTATGAACTGAAAGCTGATAGAAAGTTTAAGGTTTCCAGTGACATGATTAAACCTATTGACGAGTCTACTCCTGTGGCAGTTGGTCAGTATGTTATTGCCGATGATACATATAAGATGGCTGCTGTTGCAACTGAACCAACTGATGCAAGGTTTGTAGGTATTGTAGAAACTGTAGAAGAAACTGGTTTCCCTTATTTTGGAAGTTCTAAGGGTGTACAGACTTCTGATGGCATGGGGTATGCACTTGATACCAGAATTGTAAAAGTAAAAATTCGTGTAATTAAAAATGACTAATTGAAAGGAGTATTTAAAATATGAATAAAGATTTATCATATGTAAGCACTCTTATGAAAGATGCTTGTACAAATAGAGTTGCAATGTTTTCCAACGAAAAAGCCGCTGCTCATGCAGATGAAGCTATTAGAAAGGCGCATATGGATCTGTTGGGTGGGGAACTTACTTATCAGTCTTGGAGAAATAACAAGAATCAAATTTTCACTATCTGGGAAGATTTCTTATCTCCTACACTTCCTGAAGCATGGAAAACTTCACCATTCTATAAGAGACTGTGTGAGGTTAAGAATGGCGCACTTGGAGAGAAAAATGCTTTCGCTGTTAAAGACAAGAGTTATCTTGTAGCCGCAAAGTTCTCTGGTGGTACATGGGATGTTGAACGTCAGAAAGTTGGACGTGCTAAAGACATTGCAATCGAGACTGAATGGTCTTATATCGACTGCTATGAAGAGTTGGATAGATTCCTTAAAGGATATACCACAACTGTTGAAATGTTGAACGAAGTGCGTGAGGGCTTTGCTGTTGATATGGATAACCGTATTGCAACTGTATTTAATGGTATGGGTGCATATCTTCCTGCTAAGTTTGTACAGTCTGGTACATATAACAAGGATACACTTGTTGACCTTATTAGACTTGTGCGCACCGCAAATAGAAAGAATGTTCTGGTCGCAGGTTCTCAGAGAGCAGTTGGTAAGATTGCAGAAGGTACAAATGCTAACTGGATTTCCAACGCCGCAAAGGAAGAACTTGCTACTAATGGTGTTGTTGTTAAGAATACCGGCATTGGATGTGATGCTGTAATTATTCCTGATTCTTTCGTTCCTTATACTTACGATTTCGCTGGTGTAGATGATACATTGTATGTATTGCCTGATGAGCAGCTTATCAAGATTTTCTACGAGGGTGAAGTTCGTGCAAAAGAGAATACTGAGCAGGATAATCATGACCAGACTATCGACATTCAGTTCCAGCACAAGGTAGGCGTGGAATTAGTTACTTCTCAGTTATTTGCTAAGTACACTATTGCCTAACTAAATATTAAAAACAGTGAAGTGGTAGATATTCTGCCACTTCATTTTATCAAGGAAGTCAAATATGGGAAATAGTAAATATTTTTATTGCTATTCTTACAAATTAATGCATTTTTTAAAATCGTATGGTTTCTGGTATTTATCCAAAGGATTTAATAGAAAAAGTAATTCTGCTTATTTTCTATTTGAAAAATCTGATGATTTAGATAATGCAATCATTGTATGGAATACAATAAAATTCAAGTTGAAGGAGAATCAAAAATGAATTATAAAGAACTTTCTTTAGATGAATTAAAGAAAATTGCAAAAGAGCGAGGTATTTCTGTTGGTAATAGTGGTCAGGAAAAGATCATAGAGAAACTTGAAAAATTTGATTCGGAAAATACCACCGCTGCATTAATTGACGGGTCAGATATCAAAGATGACATTTCCGAGGATACAACTGCTCCAGATAAAGTAGAAAATATTGATTATCTACAGGCAGATGAAGAAGGTAAAAAGGAAAATGTGATTGGCGCAATTAATGATATTGTTACTGACTTAGAAGATTTTGAAGAATCTGACGAAAAAGATGATACCATTGACGATATTGGTATGGATGAGGAAGTTCCTTGCATGAGTATTACTTTTGGTGGTTTAGTCTACACCTCTCCCATTACTGGTGCAACATATAAGTGGCACAAAATTGGGGACGTAGAATATCTTTCTGTCAAAGAACTCATCTCCATGAACAACTCTAAGCCAGTATTTTTGAATAGGCCATGGATCATTCTACAGGATATTCGCGCAGTCAATAAATTCAGGCTTATGTCAAAGTATGAAGAAGTTGCAAAGGTTAATCAATTAAAAAAGTTATTTGCAACAGGTGATATAAAACTTATTGAATCCACTATTGAGAGTGCATTAAAATCTGGAATGCGTGAAGTTGTGATTTCCAAAGTAAGAACGATGTATAATAATGGTGTTTTGAATAATACACATATTATTCGTTTACTTGAAGAAAAATTACGATTTGAAATTGTGGCAGAATAATATAAAGGCAGGTGATGGATATGGCTAATACTACATATAGGGAACTTGCTGATGCTGTATTTACCAAAATAAAAGATGTGGATTTTGCAAGCATAGATGAGGAAATCGCCTATCAGATAGTTATTAGTTATATGCGTCCTGCTATTGTTGCGTATCAGTCAACGAAACAAGATCTATCTGACAGAGATGACGAACTTGAGCAATTTAATTTTGTTCTCAAAGATGAAACATTTGTCATTTTAGTGAACTATATGGTTATCGAATGGCTCAATGCAAATTTCATTTTAACTTCTTCGGCTCTCAAGACACGTCTTTCGTCTAGCGATTTCCACTCACTAAATTTACATAATCAGCTTGGAAAGGCATTAGAACTTCGTTCTATCTTAAAATCCGAGAATGATCAGTTAGCAATCAATAAATCATATAAAGATTCTAAACTCTTTGATTTAGTAACTAATAGAAAGAAGGTGTAGCATGAGCCTTCAACTTATGAAAGAGCGGATCAAACAGAGTGGTGTTTCACTATATGACGAACAGATAAAAGACGCACAAGACATTTTAGCTAATGGATTTACAGATGATGTATCATGTGCAAAACACATCTTCTTTTGGATCGCTGGTGAAAATCCGCAAAAAGGCGATCATATCTACATAAAATTTTATGACAGAAAATATAGTTCTGCTAACGGAAATATGAAATCATTCTTAACACATAACAATGACAAAATCGAAGTTGGTGACTATATTTATGATGAAGAAGAAAACACTTATTGGATATGCACTGAGTCATTCCATGTAGATAATATACACTACGAAGGCAAATTTACTCAATGCAACTGGCATTTGAGGTGGCAGCGTCCAGACGGAGCTATATTAGAATATCCATGTTTGGATTTAAACAGTACGCAATATAACAGTGGTGAGTCTGGTAATAACACTTTACAACTTGGTTCTGCGCAGCATATGGAAAAAGTACAAGCAAATAGCGATACAATCTCATTGGCAAGTCCCCAGAGATTTTATGTCAGTAGAGATAATTCTATTCCCTATGTTATCACACAGAATGATACTACCGCCAGTAATTATGGGAAAGGTATCTGTAATATTACGGTTACTCAGGATGTCAGGCGTGAAGATAAGGACAGACCAGATTTGGGAATCTGTGATTATATAGATCCGTCCTCTCCCCTCCCACCCACTCCACCAAACCCTAATGAAACGACAGATTTATCCATAGTAATATCTGGAGACTCAGAACTTCAAATAGGTTTTCCAAATATATATTCTGTATTCTTTACAGATAAGGAAACTGGTTCCTCTGTAGATTGGTTTCAAACGAAATACTCATGGAAAGTAATCAGCGATTTTGATATAGAACAAAATATAACAGAAAACGAAATAGAACTATTAGCCGAAGATGATAATTTGGTTGATGAAAAATTTATACTGCAAATTATCATAGATAATGTTGTGGTTGCCGAAAAGATCATTTCTATTTCCGGAATAATGTAGTGGAGGTGATATAATTGGCAAATAGTGATTTAGTGACAGATTTGAAGTTGGCGATTATTAAAGAACTTGTAAAAGATGAAGATATATTTCATGCCATTGACAGTTCTGAAATTAAGAATTTTAAAAATGCAAATAAATTAGTACATAAACACATCTTCCCATACGGTCGAGTTCCAGAAACAATAACAGAAACAATGACTCTTATTACAATACAAGTACATATCCGAGAAGGTAGATCTAGGAATAGAATATTTATTGTTCCTACTATTGAATTCCGGATATATTCTCATCAAGATCATATGGAAGTCAAAAATATCCCTAAAATATTGGATACAAGAAATGATTATTTATCCCGATTGATAGACCATAAATTTAATGGACGTACTTCATTTGGAGATAATAAAAATTCTCAATATGATATTAGTACATATGGAAGTCTGGATCTAGTTTTAAATGAAGAAAGTTCTACAACACAAGGATTTTTGTATCGTCGAATGCTATTTGAAACAAAAGATCTAAATAATTCTATATGTAATGTCTAATCAGGAGGTTCTATGATTGATAAAAACATTCCTGATCAACTCATCTTATATCGTGGACATTCTCATAAAATTAATGACTATATATCTATTCATGTTCCAACTTTAGAAGAAATATGTCTATATGGTGAATCTAAGTATTATCAAATGATATATACATTATGTTCTGTTGGCGTTGATTTATGCTGGCAATTAGAAGAGGCTGGAGTACCGTTTGACGAAATATCCGACTATGAACTGTTTTATACTTTCCTTCGTAGATATTATGATGTTGAACAAACAAAGATACTTTTAGGAGATGTTCTAAATTTAAAGGATATGCATCTTTTTCAAAACGAAAATGGTGAAATGTATTTAGGACAAAAAATAGTAACAAAAGATGGTGATATTAAGTTAATAACCCTTAACGAATCAGATTATTATGAAATAGTTAAGTACTTAAGGGCGTTACATAATTTAAAGCGCAATGATGCTGTTGCAGGAACAAAAAGTTGTCGTATGGCTTTTATTGAAGACGCGAAAATGGAATATGAGGCACAGTTACAAGAACCAAGAAAATCACATTTATTACCATTAATATCAACAATGGTAAATTCTAATGGTTTTAAAAGAGATGATAAAGCTGTATGGACTATGAATATATACGCTTTCATGGATAGCGTAAAGCGAGTGGATAAAATTAGAAACTCCAACCTATTACTACAAAGTGGATATTCCGGTTTTGGTGTAGATTTAAAGAAAATTAAAAAAGAGGAACTTAATTATATGGGAGAGCTGAGTTGATCGGCTCTTCTTTTATTATAAGGAGGATAATACAATATGGTAAAATTTAATCCAAACGAAGTCGTATTTGAGAAAATCAGATACATTGAAGAATTCGACCCTACCACAAGACAGTTATTAAGTAGACTTACCAATGTTAAGGAACCTACTTTAAACTTCTCATCTGAGGGTACTCCTGTTACAGATGCGCAGGGCGCAGAGATTGTAACATTTTATAATGCGGCACAGGGTACTCTTTCTTACACAAATGCAATCCATTCCTTCGACTTACTTGCAGAACAGTTCTCTTCAGAGAAGATCATTGCATCAGATGATAAGAAAATTGTTGCACCTGTAAGTGAAGTGCTTGAGATTGTTGGAAACAAAGTGGTATTAAGATATGTTCCTGTTGGTACTGCTGGTGCAGAAATTAAGTATGTGCAGCTCATTAATGATGAAAATGAGTTTGGTGAAACCTTGGAGGTATCTGCTGCTGTTGCAGAAGGTAAATTTGCAATTGATGCTGCTACTAAGACTTTAACATTTAATGCTGGTACTGCAGGCAGAGTAATTGTGGATTATGAGGCGGAAATGGCAGAAGCTATCAGCTTGGCTAAGACCACTGATTCCATGCCGCCTGTAAGAACATTGCATGTACATTGTTATTTTAGAAATAAGTGTGATAGCAATATTAAATATATTGGTGTAATCACTTTCCCTAGAGCGCAGATTGATATCTCTAGTGTAGATGTAAGTTTGACTCCTGATGGTGGACATGCAGTTACATATAAGTTGCAGAAACCTTATTGTGACGAAGCTGGTAAACTTTGCGAAGTATTTGTTTATAAGGACTAATATGGATTGGATGAGCGGGTAAATCGCCCTCTCATTTCATTCTAAAAACAGGAGATATATTGGGCGAATTAGTAAAAGGTATGACATTTAATTCCTACTTAGAACTTTGTGATTATTCAGGAATAAAATTCGACGTACATAAATCACTTCTATTATCAAGAATCAATAAAGTATGTTCAATACATTTAGAGAAAAATAAAATTATTATTGATAATGTATTTGGGAAAATATCTGATATAAAATATAACAATTATGATTATCTGTATAATTTAGGAGATGTTATAACAACAAAAACAGGAAAAATTAAGATTACTGGTAAAATAAGAATATACAACAATCGGTTTAAAGGATATAAATATGTATGCTTAATTGATGGATATAACGGAGAAATATCTGAAGCACATTTAAATAAAGGTGTTGGATGTTCTGTTTGTGGAAATAAGAAATGCCTAGATGGTTTTAATTCTATCTATGATACTAGAAAAGATTTGTTACGGTTTATACAGAATGAAGACGATGCACATAAATACACCATGTCTAGTGGAAAGAAAATTTTGTGCAAATGCCCAGATTGCGGTCAAGAAAAAATGGTTGTTATAAATAATTTATCCTCACATGGCTTTAGTTGTAATTTTTGTTCAGATCATATAAGTTATCCAAATAAGTTCATATATTCCTTGCTGTCTCAATTGAATATCAATTTTATACCTGAACAATCTTTTCCTTGGTCGAAAAATAAAAAATATGATATCTATATTCCTGATATAAATTGTATTATAGAGAATCATGGAGCACAACACTATATAGAATCAGGTTTTGGAAAACTTGGCGGAAGAACTCTTGATGAAGAAATACAAAATGATAAATTGAAAAAAATACGAGCTTATGATTTTGGCATAAAGAATTATGTAATAATAGATTGTTCAGAGTCAAATATGAAATATATTAAGAATTCTATTATGAACAAATCGAAATTACCTCAATTACTCAATTTTTCAGATAGTGATGTTAATTGGGATTTATGTAATGAATATGCAAGTAAAGCAATTATAAAAGAAGTATGTAATTTTTGGAATAATAACCATAAAAATATTACAAAGACAAAAGAACATTTCAAAATGGATCCTCATACAATAATTGATTATTTAATAAAAGGAAATATATTGGGGTATTGTGATTATCAAAAAGGGGTTAATATTTCTAGGAAATTCGCTTCTTTACAATATAATTCTAAGCCCATACATAATATTGAAAATAATATATATTTCTTTTCCAAACGTGAATGTGAGTCATTTTTTAAAGCGAAATTTATGGATTCAAAATTTAGTGGAAATATGCTGTATAAATATATTAATTCTAATAAAAAATATCACAATAATACTTTTAGATATGTTGGAAAACGTTATTATAATCAAAGAAAAAAAGAGTATGAAAAGTATAGAAATGTTCCTGTTGTAATTGGAGATTATTATTTAGAAAGGTATATAAAGGAAAATGAGTAAAATAAAAAATATTTGTACTATATGTAATACAGAATACGAATATTGCGCTACATGTAAGAGTGTCAAAACTTTAAAACCATGGCGAACGATTACAGATACTATAGATTGTTATAAAATATATATGATCATTCATGATTATAAAAACGGCGTTATTACAAAAGAAAACGCACGTAAAAAGTTAGATGAATGTACTTTACCCTATACATTTCAGGAACACATAAAGACCGTAATTGATGAAATTATGAGTCCTGACAAAAAAATTAAGCCAGAGACTAAGAAAGGTGCTACAGATAATTTGGGAAATAATGAATAGTGATTTTATTGGTAAATATGGCATGGGAATACACTATTCATTTTGAATATGTATTCCCATTTTTTTACGACTCAAATTATTGTATAGAAATATATGAGAGAATATAGCGAAGTTTTTAATCATTACTATAATGCTGATGATTCTTTGGTTATAGTAAATATGAAACAAAATCATTTCTATTTGTCGTCCCCATTATCAAAAGGTAAACTAATGGATGTTTCCCCTGGAAGAGATGAACGAGTAATCTTTATTTGGCAGAAATCAAAAGAGATGAATGAATTATATCATCAATGGTGCCAGCGAAAACCCACTGAAATAAAATGAGGAGCGAAAATATATGAATGTATATTTGGACAATAGTGCTACTACAAAATTATCCAACCCAGTAAAAGAATATCTAATATCTATATTAGATGATTTTGGTAATCCGAGTTCTTCATACTCAATATCAGATAAACCAAAACAGATTATATCAAAAGCACGACAATCTGTTGCGAAGTTTATCAACGCAGACTCAAAAGATATTTATTTTACCAGCGGTGGATCAGCAAGTAATACTTTAGCGATTCGAGGGTATTATTTAAAGAATGATTGTACTATCTTCTACTCTCATATCGCACATAAATCAATTTTGAAATGTGTTGAGTCATATCACAATAGTATTCCCTTAAAAGTAAACAAAGAAGGTATTATTGACATACATGATTTAGAACAGTATTTGGATGTCTGTATTGATACTCCATTCGTTGTAATAGATCATGCCAATTCTGAAATAGGAACCATTCAAAACATAGAACAGATTATTAAAATTATACATTTATATAATGGTATTGTCTATTTGGATTGTACTGGCAGTATACCAACGATTCCGATTGATGTGAAAAAGTTAGATGTTGATATGATTGGATTTTCAGCACATAAATTAGGAGGATTAAAAGGTTGTGGAGTTTTATATAAGAAAAAAGATATTGTACTTGAGCCTTTGACTTATGGTTCTCAGGAAAAGGGACTTTTCGGTGGCACGGAAAATGTTTTGGGTATTGCGTCATTAGGTAAAGCCGTTGAAAATTATGACTACGCTTCTATCTCATCAGCAAATAGAGATTATGTGTATGACTACATAATAAGAAATATTCCAGACAGTTATTTAGTTGGTGTACCAATAGGTTCTGGTAATAGATTACCACACAACTTGTATATGTGTTTTAAAGGCATTGAAGGTGAATCTCTTATGATTCTGTTGGACATGAACGAGATTCAAGTAAGTACAGGATCGGCTTGTACTTCAGGCGATTTATCTCCTTCCACTACTCTATCTGCTATCAGTATGGATGAACAGGATATTCATTCGTGTATAAGGATGACATTTTCAGGTAGCGAAACAACTGAAGAATTAAATTATGTATGCAATAAACTAAAACAGTGCGTTAAAAATCTCAGGAATATAAATATATAAAGTTTTATTGGTGAATTATATGAAAAAAATAGAGACAAGTAAAAAGATATTAATAGTCAGTTATTTTGTTGCTTTTATATTAACTTCAATTGTAGTTATATGTACATTAAAAGAAATTGAATGTGGAAATGTAACTACTATAACTAGTGCTGCCTGGATAGAAATATCAGCATCAAATATTTTTTATTATACGATGTGTAAACGATTAAATGTGCCAAAAGTGGTCATGGGAATTTACAAGGACTTACCAGATGAATTAAAAGGACAGGTTGATATTAATAACCTGTTATCAAACCTTATGAATTAATTGGAGGTATTTATGAACGAAAATTTATTTCAAATTGTTTTAACATTTATTCCCGTACTGGGAGCAATTATTACATATTTTATTGTACCATATATTAAAGCCAATATTGATTCTGCTAAACTTGCACAATATAAAGAGTGGGCGACTTTAGCAGTAAAAACAGCCGAAATGTTATGGAAAGAGACTGGGCATGGAGAAGACAAAAAAGCATATGTTATTGCATTTTTAAATGATATGTTTAATTCAAAAAAAGTTGTAATCACTGAGAAGCAATTAAATATCTTAATCGAATCCGCTGTTCAGGAATTAAATAAAAACAAATATAATTTGTAAAACCATTAAAATTTAAATGTAAGATTGGGAGGATTATTTATGGCAATTTTAATAGGACATGCATCGATTGACGAAAGAGGAAAAGCAAAAGGAGGAGTCGCAGGAGATCAGACCAAGAAAGAAGTTTGCACTCGCACATGGTATAATAAATCATGGAATTTTGTTTTGCGCTGTAAAGATTCCAAAAAAGCAGAAAAAATGGCTATTGCCTGTGAAAAAGGGTGCACTAATGATAATATTGGGTATGACCAAAATCAACGAAATACGCTAAATACACAGGCCAAAAAAGTAAATTATGATTTATCAAAAATAGCAACTGCATGTGAAACAGATTGTAGTGCTTTTATGACTGTATGTGCGCAAGCCGCTGGAATCCGTATCCCATATAACGGCGCTAACGCGCCCACCACCTCCACCATGAGAACTGCTTTCACCAAGACAGGGGCGTTTGACGTTCTGACGGATTCCAAATATCTCACCAGCGACAGGTATCTCAAACGCGGCGATATACTGGTAAAGCCCGGCAGCCACACGGTCATGGCGCTCCAGAGCGGTTCCAAAGCAGCCTCTTCCCAGACAGACGCCGAAGGGGCATCCGCTTATACCAGAAGGGAATTTATCAGGGAAGTGCAGACCACTATCGGCGCGAAGACAGACGGCGTGGCAGGCCCGGAGACACTCTCTAAGACCGTCACCGTCTCCAAAGCAAAGAACAGCCGCCATGCAGTCGTGCGGCCTATCCAGAGGTACTTAAATGCGCTAGGTTACAGCTGCGGCTCTGCCGACGGTATCGCAGGCGTCAGATTCGACTCTGCCATAAGAGCTTACCAGAGGGCAAAAGGCTGCATCACGGACGGGGAAATCACCGCCGGGAAGAACACCTGGAAGTCGCTTCTGGGACTTCGGTAGCAGACAAAGGCAGGTGATAAAATGGAAATCATAAAAGAACTGACAGCCGTGGACTTCTCTTCCGTATTTGTCTCCGTATTCGTTATCCTTATGGGCATAAAAGCTGTCACATCTGCGTGGGAGTGGATGATTGAGAAGCTCGGCATCGAGACAAAATGGACGAGACAGCGGCACGAAGAGCATGGGTTATTAATTCAAACTTCACAGAATCTTCTGGAGCT